ATGCGATTTCCCTTTTCCCTGCCGTGGCTGCGCCCGGCGGATGGCAGAGCCGTGCCTGAAAGCCGGAAAATGGCTGATGGCTTCATGGCGGTCGCGGTGCAGGGCGGGCAGGCCTTCTGGTCGGGCCGGTCCTATGCCGCACTTGCCCGCGAGGGCTTCATGAAGAACCCGGTGGCGCACCGGGCCGCTCGCATGGTGGCGGAGACCTCGGCTTCCGTCAGCTGGCTGCTTTATGATGGCGAAGAGGAACTTACCGATCATCCGCTGCTGGTGCTGCTTTTAAAACCGAGCGCCCATATGGGCGGGCCGGATTTTTTCGAGGCGCTTTATGGCCACCTCATGCTGGCCGGAAACGCCTATATCGAACCGCTGACGGTGGGCGGGCGGTTGCGTGAACTGCATCTGTTGCGGCCCGACCGGGTGAGCATCGTCGAAGGGCCGGATGGCTGGCCGGTGGCCTATGATTACCGCGCCGAGGGCCGGGCATCCCGGCGCATCGCCGCCGATCGCGACGGGCTGGGGCTGCTGCATCTGAAACTCTTTCATCCGCTCGATGACCGGTCGGGTTTTGCGCCTCTCGCCTCCGCAGGCGCCGCGCTCGATCTGCACAACGCCGCGAGCCAGTGGAACAAACGCCTGCTCGACAATTCCGCCCGGCCTTCCGGGGCGCTGGTCTACCAGCCGAAGGAGGGCGGCAATCTCTCCACCGAACAATATGATCGGCTGAAGCGTGAGCTGGAGGAGGGCTATCAGGGGGCGATGAATGCCGGCCGTCCGCTGCTGCTGGAAGGCGGGCTGGACTGGAAGGCCATGGGTCTTTCGCCGCGCGACATGGATTTTCTGGAGGCCCGCAACGGCGCGGCGCGCGATATCGCGCTCTCGCTTGGCGTACCACCGATGCTGATCGGCATTCCCGGCGACAATACCTATGCCAATTACCAGGAGGCGAACCGCGCCTTTTATCGTCTGACAGTGCTGCCGCTCGTTTATCGCACGGCGGCAAGGCTCTGCGGCTGGCTTTCTCCGGTCTTCGGCCCGGGGTTGAGGCTCGAACCCGATCTCGACCGGATTGCCGGGCTTGCCGGCGAGCGGGATGCGCTCTGGGCAAGAATCGGCGCAGCCTCGTTCCTGAGCGACGACGAAAAGCGCGAAGCCGTCGGTTATTGATCGCCGCCTGGCGCGATCGAAGCCCCGGTTTCCTGTTCAATCATTTTCTGAAGAAGCGGATTCTCCCTGTGAGGTCTTCCGCCCAAGCGATTCCGAAGATTCGGAAAATCACCCATCGCAGGCGCGCAGAAAGCGCCTGCGTGCGACGCGGCGCGTCCGCCCGATAACAACATCCTAGAACGGAATGATTACCCATGTCTGAATTCGCCAATGAGGCCGGCATCTGGGCCGCCCGCATCACCGGCGCCGTGGCGGGCGCGGGTGTATCGCTCGTTTATCTCCTGCCGAAAAGCAAACGTGAGGCCGCGAGCCGTTTCATCACCGGCGTGTCCTGCGGCATGATCTTCGGCGGGCCGATCGGCCTGTGGATCGTGCAGCAGCTCGATATTGCCGGCGCGCTTTCGGGCCGGGAAATCATGGTGGCGGGGTCCGCCGCCGCCAGCATGGGGGCGTGGTGGGGGCTGGGCGTGCTGGTGCGCATCGCCGACCGTTACAGCGCCCGCCCGCGCGCCTGACACTTCCTTCACATCGCAGGAGTTTTCCATGCACGTTTATCGCGGGCCGCGTCCCGCCACGCGCAAATTCGCCAATCTGGAACTGCGCGGCATTGCCAGCGACGGCACGTTTTCCGGTTATGCCAGCGTCTTCGGCGAGGTCGATCTCGGTCAGGACGTCATCGAACGCGGTGCTTTCCGCCGCTCCATCGAGGAGCGGGGCGCGGCCGGTATCCGCATGCTCTATCAGCACGACCCGGCCGAACCCATCGGCGCCTGGCGCACCATCCGCGAGGATGAGCGCGGCCTTTATGTGGAGGGCGTTCTCGCACCCGGCGTCGCCCGCTCCCGCGAGGTGCATTCGCTGATGAAGACCGGCGCGCTGGACGGGCTGTCGATCGGCTTTCGCACCGTACGTTCCAGTAAAGAGGGGCGTTCCAGTAAGGAGGCGCGCGCCGGCAAGGCGGCCGGCTCAGGCGTCCGGCGCATTCTGGAAGCCGATCTCTGGGAAATCTCGGTCGTCACCTTCCCGATGCTGCCGTCCGCGCGGGTTTCCGACGTCAAGCACGCCCGCTTTTTCCGCGACCGCGAGACCGAGCTGGTGCGCAGCATGCGTCGCGCCGCCCGCTCGCTGTTCGACACGACCTTCAAACGCTGACTTCCGGACAATCACCCACAAGGAAACGACATGACAGACCAGATGACGAAACCGGCCCCGATGACCGTCGCGCCGCAGGTGAAGGCCGTGCCCGATACGGTGACCGCCGCCTTCGATGAGTTCATGGAAGCCTTCGAGGCCTTCCGCGAGACCAACGACCAGCGGCTTGCCGATATCGAGCGCAAGATGGGGGCAGATGTCGTGACCCGCGACAAGCTCGACCGCATCGACAGGACGCTCGACGACAACCGCAGGATCATGGACGATCTGGCGCTCAGGAAAGCGCGCCCCGCACTTGGCCGCAAGGAGGCGCTTTCCCACGACGCCGAGGAGCACAAGGCCGCTTTCGAGGCCTATATCCGCCGTGGTGAGGAAGGCGCGCTGCGTGATCTGGAGGCAAAGGCCCTTGCCGGCTCGACCGGGGCTGATGGCGGCTTCCTGCTGCCGAGTGAGACGGATGGCGAGATAGGCCGGCGTATGACGGCGATTTCGCCGATCCGCGCGCTGGCGACCGTGCGGCAGGTTTCCGCCGCCGTGCTGAAAAAACCCTTCTCGCCCGGCGGCATGACGACCGGCTGGGTCTCCGAAACGGCGGCGCGCCCGCAGACGGCAACGCCGCAGCTTGCAGAGCTTTCCTTCCCGACGATGGAGCTTTACGCCATGCCGGCGGCCACGCAGGGCCTGCTGGATGACGCCGCAGTCGATATCGAGGCCTGGATCGCCTCCGAGGTGGACATCGCTTTCGCCGAACAGGAGGCCGGCGCTTTCATCGCCGGCGACGGCGTCAGCAAGCCCAAGGGTTTCCTCTCCTACACCACCGTTGCCAATGATGGCTGGAGCTGGGGCAACATCGGTTATGTCGCGACAGGCGTTTCGGCCGGCTTTGCTTCCGCCGGGCCGATGGATGTGCTGCTCGACGCCGTTTATGCGCTGAAGGCCGGCCACCGCCAGAACGGCGCCTTCCTGATGAACCGCAAGACGCAAGGGGCGCTGCGCCGCTTCAAGGATACGAGCGGCGCCTATCTGTGGCACCCGCCCGCCGCCGCCGGCCAGCCGGCCTCGCTGATGGGCTTCCCGGTGACGGAGGCGGAGGACATGCCGAATGTGGCGGCTAACAGCTTTGCCATCGCCTTTGGCGATTTCCGCGCCGGCTATCTCGTCGTCGACCGTACCGGCGTGCGCATCCTGCGCGATCCCTATTCGGCCAAACCCTATGTGCTGTTCTACACCACCAAGCGTGTGGGCGGCGGCGTGCAGAATTTCGAGGCGATCAAGCTGGTGAAATTCGGGGTGAATTGATCGCCGACCTTGCGGCCCTTTCTTCTCCCCGTCGGGGAGAAGATGCCCGAAGGGCAGATGAGGGGGCAACGTTGCCGAATATCTCTACCCTTGCCCCCTCATCCCGCTGCCGCGGACTTCTCCCCGGCGGGGAGAAGAAACAAGCGGTGCCCGCTCGCTAATGCGACTACCTTTCTTCCGGAGACCCCATGACCTATGCCCTCATTCATCCGCCGCAGGCGGAGCCGCTGACGCTTGCCGAGGTCAAGGCGCATCTGCGTCTCGACAGCGGCGACGAGGATACGCTTCTTGCCGCAATCATCCGCACCGCCCGCGAGCATCTGGAACGCACGACAGGGCTTTGCCTCCTCCGTCAGACCTGGCGGCTTTATCTTGACCGGTGGCCGCAGGTGGGCGTGATTCTGATTGGCAGGACACCGGTGCAAGCCATCGAAACGATTCTGGTTTTTGACGGTGAGGGGCGTGCGGCAGACATCACCGCCGGTGAGAAATTGCTCGACGGCGCGGCGCCGCCGGCAAGGCTGTGGCTACGCGATCCGCCGGCCCCCGGCCGGGCGATGAACGGCATCGAGATCGATTTCATTGCCGGTTACGGCGAAGCGGGAACGGACGTGCCCGACACGCTGAAACGCGCCATGCTGATGCATGTGGCGCAGATGTTCGCCTTTCGCGGCGCAGTCACCCCGGAAAACCAGCCCGCGGCCGTTCCCGCCGGTTACGAGCGACTGGTGGCTCCTTTCTGCCGTCTGGGGCTTTGAGACATGAACCTTGTTTTTCTCGATCCCGGCAAGCTGACGGCGCGGCTGGAACTGGACGTGCGGACCGAAACGCCGGACGGGCAGGGTGGTGCAGCGGAAAGCTGGGATTTCCTGCGGTCGCTCTGGGCCGCGATCGAACCCGTTTCGGAGGCGTCCCATGAAAGGGCCTCGGCCGAGGGCGTGACGATCACCCACCGTGTCTGGCTGGCTTACCGCGCAGACATCATTGCAGGCATGCGCTTTCGCAAGGGCCGCCGCATTCTGGCGATCCGGGCGGTGATGGACCCGGATGAGACATGTCGCTTCATCGTCTGCCGCTGCGAGGAGGAAAGCCGATGAGCGCCGCAAACCCGCTTCTTCAGGCGATTTTCGCGCGGCTGACCGGCGATGCGGTGCTGACGGCGCTCATCCCCGGCGGCATCGTCGACCGGCTTCTGCCGCGGGCGGTTATGCCTTGCATCGTTATCGATGATCTCGAAAGCAGGGATTATTCGACCGCCACGGAAAAGGCCGAGGAGCATTTCCTGTCGCTGCAGATCTGGAGCGATGCCAATGGCCGCAAGGGTGCGGGAGAGATCACCGCTAGTGTCATGAGCCTGCTCGATGATGCGGCGCTGCCGATTGCCGGGGTCGATCTCGTCAATCTGCATCTTCTCTCCAGCCGCTCGCGTCGCGAGGCGAAGACCCGGAATTTCATCATCGAGATGCGCTTCAGGGCGGTGACGGAGTAGTGCCGTTTCAGGCGTTCTGCCTGTGCACGGTTTTCCACAGGACGATCAGGAGCACAAACGAAATGGCGATCAGCACGGCGGCGACACCAAGCATGGCCGCCACCCCGCCGCGATCCAGCGCCAGCGTGAAAATAACAGGTGCAACGGCAATGGCGAGGTTCTGCGGCAGGGAGATACGCGCGGCCTGAAGGCCATATTCTTCCGGGGAAAATACCGCCAGCGGCAGCACCGCCCGGCTGACGGTGAGCACACCGGCGCCGAAACCGAAAAAAATGATGAAACCGATGAAAGCCGGCATGGCCGGGGCAAAGCCAAGCAACAGCAGCAGCGACAGCAGCAGAAGACAGAAGCCGATCATGGCGGTGAGGAAGGGGCTGCCGCGTTTCCCAAGCAGGAAATCCAGCCCGCGCGCCGTAATTGCCAGCAGGCTGCGCGCCGATGCCAGCTGCACGGCAAGCGATTGCGTTGCGCCCGCCTGGACGAGCAGCAGCGGCAGCAGCGGTGACAGGCCGAAGGTTGTAAAGGCGCTGATCGTCGTCATGGCCGCCAGAAGCAGGAAGGCGCGGCGTGTATCGACCGGCGAGGGCGAAAGCGCGTCGGCTTTCTGCCGTGTTGCTTCCTTGCGGGCCGGACGGCCGGGAAGGACGAAGAGGTAGAGCGGCAGAAGCACGAAGAGCTGCAGACAGGCATAGAGCAGAAGTGTGCCGCGCCAGCCGAGATGCTGTTCCACAAGCGCGGTGACGGGCAGGAAAACCGCCCCCGAAAGCCCGGTAAACAGCATCAGAAGCGTCAGCAGCCGGCCGCTTTCCGCGCCCACACGCTCCACCACGGCGGTATGGGCAGCCGTCGTCAAGCCGCAGGTTGCGGCCAAACCCATCACGCCCCAGCCGAAAAGATAGCTCGTGACACCGCCCGAAAAGGCGAGCACGGCAAAACCGGCGGCAAAGAGGAATGAGCCGGCCACCAGCACGGGCGCCGCGCCGCGACGGACGAGCATTCTTCCCAGCAGCGGGCCGCAAAGCGCGCTGATCAGCATCATGATGGTGAGGCCGGCAAAAACGATCTCGTTGCCGATCGCCAGTTCGCCGCCGATCCGTGGCGCCAGAATGGCCAGCATGTCGAAACCGGAACCCCAGCTGATGATCTGCCCAAGCGCCAGCACGCCGATAAGGCGCACGCGGGACGTCATGGAGGCGGCGTCGGACATGGTGAGATCGCGGGGTGCGAGGTGCGGGAAACCATTTGGTAGCAGGCCCGCCGCACCCCCGCAACCGCAATTGAAACGAAAGGAAACAACATGGTGGCGCAGAAAGGCAAGGACCTGCTGCTGAAGATCGACAATGCCGGCGCCTTTGCGACCGTGGCGGGGCTCAGAACAAAACGGCTGGCCTTCAATGCGCAGGCCGTCGACGTGACGGATGCCGAAAGCGCCGGGCGCTGGCGCGAGCTTCTCGCCGGCGCGGGTGTGCAGCGGGCATCGCTCACGGCCTCCGGCATCTTCAAGGACCAGGCGAGCGATGCGCTGGTGCGCGGCGCATTTTTTGCAGGCGGCATTCCCGGCTGGCAGATCGTCATTCCCGATTTCGGTGTCATTGCCGGACCGTTCCAGATCGTCGCGCTCGAATATTCCGGCCGCCACGATGGCGAAGTGCAATTCGAGATCGCGCTGGAATCGGCCGGTCTTCTCTCATTCGGAGCGCTGTGATGCCGCAAGGGTTGCGTTACGGGCGGGCGAACCGCCATCGCGGCGAGATAGAAGCGCTGATAGACGGTGAAAGGCGCATCCTGTGCCTGACGCTCGGGGCTCTCGCCGAACTCGAAACCGCCTTTGAAGCCGATGACCTCACCGCGCTCGCCCAACGTTTCGCGAGCGGGCGCATGAAGGCGGCGGACATGATCCGGGTGATCGGCGCGGGCCTGCGCGGCGCGGGCAACGTCTTTTCCGACGAGGATGTGGCCGCCGCCACGGTGGAAGGCGGCATTGCCGGCCATGCCGCGATCGTCGCCGATCTTCTGACCGCGACTTTCGGCGGTTTGAAAGGCGAAACACCGCCGGACCCTTGAATGCCGCAGCAGGCGAAGCGACGTCGCGCCCATTCCCCTGGGACGCGGTGATCCATACCGGCCTCTTCCTGCTGCGGCTTTCCCCGGAAACCTTCTGGCTGATGACCCCGAGGGAATTTTTCGCGATGACGGGCGGCAACGCCGTTTCGCGCGGTCCTGACCGTCAGGCGATGGAGAGGATGATGCGGCGGTTTCCGGATGGCTGAGTTGATCTCAAAAACGAATGACATTTCAAAATTTTGCGGCTCCGGTTTGAATCAGAAAGGCAAGCGCGATGGCGGGCGAAAGATCGATTGCGGAGAACCGGGAAGAGGCGGAGGCGCTCTCGGAGGTGATGGGTGATCTCGAGCGGCGATCCGAGCGGTTCGGTGCGGCCTTGTCCACGGCCCTGCAGGCGGCGGCGACCGGCGGCAAGGGGCTGGACGATGTGTTGCGCGGGTTGGGACAGCGGCTGTCCGGCATGGCGCTTTCGGCCGGGCTGAAGCCGCTGGAGAGCATGATCGGCGATGCCGTCGGCGGGCTCTTGAACGGCGGCGGTTCGCTGTTCGCCTTTGCGGATGGCGGGGTGCCGGGGCGCAGCATCACGCCTTTTGCCGATGGCGGCGTGGTCTCCAGCCCTGCCTTTTTCCCGATGGGCGGCGGGCTTGGCCTGATGGGTGAGGCGGGGGCGGAAGCGATTTTGCCGTTGAAGCGCGGTTCCGACGGCGCTCTCGGCGTTGCCGCACCTGCGGGCGGCGGCGGGGCGCAGATCGTGTTTAACGTGACGGCGGCGGATGCTGGGAGTTTCCGGAAAAGCGAAGGCCAGATCGCCGCCATGCTGGCGCGCAGCGTCGGGCGCGGCCAGCGCGGATTGTGACGCGCGCTCACCTTCCCAGACCATTGAAAAGAATCCAGGAACAACGACATGGCGGCATTTCATGAAGTGCGCTTTCCGCTGCGGCTTGCGCTCGGCGTCAGCGGCGGGCCGGTGAGGCGGACGGATATCGTCAACCTGTCCAATGGCCGCGAGAGCCGTAACCAGCGCTGGAGGAACGCCAGGCGCAGCTATGACGCCGGATCCGGGATCCGCTCCGTCACCGATCTCTATGAGGTGCTCGCCTTTTTCGAGGCGCGGCGCGGCGAGCTTTACGGCTTTCGTTTTCGCGATCCCGTGGATTTCAAATCCTGCCCGCCGGGAGAGACGCCCGCCGCGACCGATCAGAGGATCGGCACCGGCGACGGAGTGGCGGCGGGCTTTCAGTTGCTGAAGACCTATGCCGATGCCGGCGGCTCCTTCACGCGGCGGATAGAAAAACCGCTCGAAGGTTCGGTCATTGTGTCGGTCGAGGGGGTGAAGGCGGAAGCGGCCGCTATCTCGGTCGATCACACGACCGGCATGGTGACCTTCCGGGCGGGGCGGGTGCCGCCCGCCGGCGCTGCAATCCGTGCCGGTTTTGAATTCGACGTGCCGGTCCGTTTCGCGATCGACCGTATCGACGTGAACCTGACTGCTTTCGAGGCGGGCCGCATTCCCTCCATTCCACTGATGGAAATATCGCCATGAAAACCATTCCCGCCGCCCTTGCCGAGCATCTCAAGGGAGATGCGACGACCACATGCCATTGCTGGAAGGTGACATTGAAGGATGGCGCGGTGATCGGTTTTACCGATCACGACGAGACGATCGTGTTCGGCGGTACGTCCTATCTTGCCGCCAGCGGCTTTTCGGCCAGCGATAGCGACAGTGAAACGGGGCTGGGCGCCAGTGCCGGGGAGGTGGCGGGCGGTTTTTCGAGTGAGGCGATTGCGGAAGACGATCTGGCCGCCGGGCGTTTCGATGGTGCCAGGGTGCAGCTTTTCCTCGTCAATTGGCAGGCGACGGACCAGCATGTGCTGCTGAACATGCGCGAGATTGGCGAGGTGACACGGGCGGGAGGGTCGTTTCGCGCCGAGCTGCGCAGCCTTGCCCATCGCCTCGGCCAGCCGCAGGGCAGGGTCTATGGGCGGCGCTGCGATGCGGCGCTCGGGGACAGGCGTTGCGGTGTCGATCTGGAGCCGTTTACCGGCCGTGGCGGCGTTGTGGCGGTGGATGCCTCGGGTGGCCTGCTGGTCTCCGGGCTCGATGTTTTCGCCGATGGTTTCTTCAGCCGGGGAAAGCTGCGCTTTATGGCTGGCCCGCTCGCCGGCAGGAATTTCGACCTCGACGGCCACGAGCGGCGTGACGGCGGCGTGCACCTGTCCTTCTGGCTGCCGCCGGAACGGCTGCCTTCGCCGGGAGATAGGTTTTCCGTCACAGCCGGCTGCGACAAGAGTTTCGCCACCTGCCGGGTAAAATTCGCCAATCATCTGAATTTTAGGGGCTTCCCGCATCTGCCGGGGGCGGATTTCGCCTATTCCTATGCGAGCGGCGGTGAGAGCCATGACGGTGGGGCGCTGTTTCCATGAGTGATACCGGTGCAAGAGTGCTGGTGCTGGCGCAAGACTGGGTCGGCACGCCCTATCGGCATCAGGCCTCGTTGAAGGGTGTCGGCTGCGATTGCCTTGGCCTCGTCAGGGGCATCTGGCGCAGCGTTTACGGCCACGAACCGGAATTGCCGCCGCCCTATGCGCCCGATTGGGCCGAACGCGGCAGCGAGGACAGGCTGATGGCGGCGGCAAGACGCCATTTTCTGGCGGTTCCGCGCATGGAGGAGGCAAGGTCGGGAGACCTGCTGCTGTTTCGCTGGCGGGCCGATGCGGCGGCCAAACACCTCGGCATTCTGGCCGGGCCGCAGCATTTCATCCATGCCTATGAACAGGCGGCGGTGGTGCGTTCGGCGCTGGCGCCGGGCTGGAGGCGGCGCATCGCCGGTATCTTCCGTTTTCCCGATCCCTGAAAATTTCGAGGCGAGCATGGCGACAATCGTTTTTCAGGCGGCGGGTGCGGCGCTCGGCGGCATTTTCGGCCCTTTGGGTGCAATGATCGGCCGGGCGGCCGGGGCGCTGGCGGGCAATGCCATCGACCGCACCCTTCTTTCGAACGGGCGGACGGTAACGGGCGCACGGCTTTCGACGGCGCGCATTCCGGGGGCGGATGAAGGCGCGGCGATCAGCCGGCTTTATGGCGCCGCAAGGATCGGCGGCACGTTGATCTGGGCGACGCGTTTTGAAGAAAGCGTCGAGGTGGAGCGCCGTGGCGGCAAGGGCAACCGTGGCCCGAAGGTCGAAACCTTTCGTTATTTTGCCAACGTCGCCATCGGCCTGTGCGAAGGTGAGGCGGCCATGGTGCGGCGTGTCTGGGCCGATGGGCGGGAGTTGGACCTGAGCGCCATCGAGATGCGTTTTTATCCCGGCAGCGAGACGCAATTGCCCGATCCGTTGATCGAGGCGAAGCAGGGGGCGGGCAACGCGCCGGCCTTTCGCGGACTGGCTTATGTCGTTTTCGAACGCCTGCCGCTCGATAGTTATGGCAACCGCATTCCGCTGATGCAGTTCGAAGTGGTGCGGCCTGTCGGACGGCTGGAAAAAGCCATTCGCGCCATCACCGTCATCCCCGGGGCAACGGAGCATGGCTACGCCACCGTGCAGGTTTCCGAACGTACGGGCATCGGCCAAAGCCGCATCATGAACCGCAATGGTTTGACCGCCGCGACGGACTGGCAGGCGGCAATCGACGAATTGCAGGCGCTCTGCCCCGCGCTTGAGAGCGTGGCGCTGGTGGTGAGCTGGTTCGGCACGGATATGCGGGCGGGTGAATGCCGCATTCTGCCCGGCGTGGAGGTGGCAGGCCGGGATGGGGAAACGATGCCATGGTCCGTCGCCGGCCTTTCGCGCGGCGCGGCGCATCTCGTCAGCCATCACGGCGGCGGCCCCGCCTATGGCGGTACACCCAACGACGAAAGCGTGCTGCAGGCCATAGGCGATCTCAAGGCGCGGGGTCTGCGGGTATGCCTTTATCCCTTCGTGATGATGGATGTTCCCGTCGGCAACGGTCTTCCCGACCCATATGGCAAAAGCGAGCAGGACGCTTATGCCTGGCGCGGGCGCATCACCTGTTTTCCCGCACCCGGCAGGGCCGGTTCTGCCGATCGCAGTGCGGGCGCGCGGACGCAGGTTTCCGCCTTCTGCAACCGCGATGAAGGTTACCGTCGCATGGTGCTGCATTATGCGGCGCTGGCGGCGCAGGCGGGCGGGGTGGACGCCTTCCTGATCGGCTCGGAGCTGCGCGGGCTGACGGCGCTGAGAGACGAGAATGATGCCTTTCCCTTTGTCGAGGAACTGGTGCGGCTTGCGGGCGATGTGCGGGCCATGATGGGGCCGGCGGTGAAGCTGACCTATGCGGCGGACTGGAGCGAATATTTCGGCCACCAGCCGGCAGACGGTTCGGGCGACGTGTTCTTCCATCTCGACCCGCTCTGGGCGAGCCCTGATATCAATGCTGTTGGTATCGACAATTACATGCCGCTCTCCGACTGGCGTGACGAGGATGCCGCGAACGGCAATCCCGATGGCATGACCGGCCCGGATGATGCCGCCGCATTCCGTTATACCGTCACGGCAGGCGAGGGCTTCGACTGGTATTATGCAAACGATGCCGACCGTGCGGCGCGGCAGCGCACGCCAATAGCCGACGGACTGAAGGGCAAGCCTTGGGTGTTCCGCTACAAGGATATCAGGAACTGGTGGGGCAACCTCCATCACGACCGGGTGCGGGGAGTGGAGAAATCCACGCCGACCGCATGGGTGCCGGGCTCGAAGCCGATCTGGTTCACCGAACTCGGCTGCCCGGCGGTGGACAAGAGCGCGACACGCCCCAATGTCTTTCCTGATCCGAAATCGGCGGAAAACGCCTTTCCCTATTTCTCCCGCCGAAGCCGCGCCGACAGCCAGCAGCGGCGGTTTCTGGAGGCGCATCTCGACCATTGGCGCAAGGCCGATGCAGCGATGATCGATGCAGACAGGATCTATCTGTGGACCTGGGATGCACGGCCTTTTCCCGCCTTTCCGCAGAACGGCGCGGCTTGGAGCGATGGGGCGAACTGGCGCACCGGCCACTGGCTGAATGGCCGGCTGGGAACGGCAACGCTTGCCGATACCATCGCCGCCATCCTCACCGATCACGGCTTTTCCGACTTCGACGTTTCCGCCGTCAGCGGCGATCTGGGAGGTTATGTGCAGGGCGACGTGACCTCGGCCCGCAACCTGCTGGAGCCGCTGATGGCGGCGTTCCAGGTGGATGTGGCGGAAGATGGCGGAACCCTGCGCTTCCGCTCCCGCAACACCGCGGTTTTGCCGGTCCGCGATATTGCCGTGCTCGCCGATCTGGAGGATGAGCCGCTCTGGTCGGACAATCGCGGCCATGACAGCGATTTCGCCGCCGAGGCCGTGCTGACGTCTTTCAACCCCGCCTTCGACTACGAGCAGGGGAGTGCAAGGTCCCGCCGCATCGACAATGCCGGCAGCAGGGTCATGCGGCTTGATCTCAATGCCGCCCTGCCTGCGGAAACGGCGGAAGCTTCGGTCGAGGTGATGTTGCGTGACAACCGGCAGGCGCGGCGCAGCCTGCGCTTTGCCCTGCCGCCTTCCGAAATCACCCTTGAACCGGGTGATTGCATCCGCCTGCCGGACGGCGCCTTTCCGCAGGCCCCTTCCGGGCGGTTTCTGGTCAGCCGCATTGAGGACGGCGCGGTGCGGCAGGTGGAGGCGCGGGCCTTTTCCGCCGCCTTTTCGGTTTTCGCTGGTGGTGCGGAGGAACGGCGCAGCAAAGGCGCAAGCGGTGCGGAAGGGTTCGCGCCCGAGGTACTGTTTCTCGATCTGCCCTACCATGACGGCGCCGCGCCGGAGGATTCGGCGCGGATTGCCGCCCTCGCAAAGCCCTGGCGGCCCATCATCATTTCCGCGTCGCCGGGTATGGAGGCTTACCGGCAGCGCGTGCTGCTTGACCGGCCGGCGATGATCGGCGCGCTGGCAATGCCGCTGATATCAGGCCCTTCCGGCCGTTTCGACCGAAAAAACACCATCCTCTTCGACCTGCCCTTCGGTGAAGTGTCGTCCGCCCCGGAGCTTTCTGTGCTGAACGGCGAGAACCGTCTTGCCGTCAAGGCCGCAAACGGCGTGTGGGAAATCGTCGCTTTCGCAAAGGCCGAAGAAATCGCGCCTTCGCGCTGGCGGCTTTCCTCTCTCCTGCGGGGGCTCGCCGGCACGGAAGACGCACTGGCCGCAGGCGCGCCGAAAGGTGCGCCGGTGGTGGTTCTGGATGCGGCGGTGCAGCCGCTCGGCCTTGCCGCGAGCGAGCGCGGACGGCGCCTGAACTGGATCGCGGAAGCGGCGGGAGTGGCGGGCGCAGTGAGCGGGCCTTTTGCCTTCGAAGGCGGCTTGCGGGCGCAGATGCCGCTCGCGCCGGTCCATTTTTCCGCCGAACGGCGCGGGGATGGCGTGCTGTTCTGGTGGAAACGGCGGGGCCGGGTGGAGGCCGACGTCTGGGATGCGAGTGACATACCGCTGGACGAGCCTTTCGAGCTTTATCGCGTCGAGGTGCTGGACGGCGAGACCGTGCGGCGCATGGCGGAGGTTTCAGAACCCGCCTGGTTTTACCCCGCCGCAGACGAACTCACAGATTTCCCGGCCTTGCGGGATCACATTTCCGTGCGTGTCCGCCAGCTCGGCCGCGCGGTGCCCTCGGGCGTGGCGGCCAAGGCCGTTCTGCCGATCTGACATGTGCCTGAAAAACAACGCAAAGGATGAGATTATGGACAGTACCAAAGAATGGTATCAATCGCGCACCATCTGGGGTGCTCTGGTCGCGGTTTTCGCACCGCTTTTCAACATTGCCGGCCTTGAACTGCCTGCCGGTCTGCAAGGAGAACTTGCGGAAGGGCTGGTGACGGTCGCGGGCGGAATTGGCGGCCTGATCGCACTTTACGGCCGCCTTTCGGCGACCCGCGCCATTCGCTGA